ACAGGTCTGAGTTGGATCAGGGGCGCTGAGTGCACCACTTGCGGAGCGACCGCCGGGGTTAAAGAGAAAGTGACATTCCCCGTCAGCAAAAAGCCGAAGAAGAAGAGGTTGAGATTTCGCGTGACTTGGGGCGGAGAACATAAAGGTTCAGATAACTGAACCCAAAAGTCCGTCCAGACACCCAGTGTATAGGATCGAACGTTGTCGATACACTGAAAACTAAAGCGTGTGTGGGGAGCTACCCCTGCACGGTCGTAAGGACCTAAAACTAGTCGTCAGGGACGAAAAGTCAAGACGATGGAACCTGTAGCCACCCGATTATGGTAGATCGGGATCGATGGGACGCAAGCTGCTGCCTATCCAGTTGGTGAATAGTAGCCAATATGCTATCATCGGGGATTCCGGTGCGTTGAGGCGAGATTAGGAGGTAACTTCTAGTATCGCCGCTTCACATCGGAGTTCCTGCGGTTTAACGCAAGGGACCCAAGACAATAAAAACCCAAATGCAAGTCGGTCGAGAGGACCTGGCAGATCGTGCCAAATTAAGGTGGGGGTGAAGAGAGGTATCGATAAAGATCATGAAATGATTCTTGATTTCGTCGACGAGACTTCACATCCTCACTCAGGGAGGGAGAGAACCTTAAAGTTATCTGTTTAACCAGAACAGATAGAGAAGGAGGAACCATAGGAATGCAATCATCTTTCTAATCCATGTGAGGGTTGGTCTGCATGATTTCGAGAAAGGCATTCAGAGGCCCAGTGGCGTAGAAGCTCGTGGAGGACACAATGATCGTTGGTTGTTGATCAGAGGTGATACGGAACGAGTACATAGCTACGCTATGGGGGGCCGAGACGGTCGGGGTATAAGTCGCCTGTGTGACTTCCGCAACAGCGTTAGAGAACGAAACTGTTGGGATCACAGGGGTACCCGACGTAGAGAAGGCTCTTATGAAGAGGGTGAAGGTGGTACCGACGATTTGTTTGTTGAGATCAATAACAATCGAGTTGGTACCTTGACCATACTGCTTTACGAGGTTGCCTTGGAAAGAATTCCCACCATACCAGGCTGTGTTGGAAACAGCAGCTGGAGAGTTGGTACTATCCAAAGTAGCCCAAAGGATTTGGTTACCTTGAGAAGAGAAGAGTTGCTTCTTATAGAAGGTGATGTCGTAGGAGACCCAAAGTTCTCCGAGGTTAACGTCCGCAACGGACATTCCTTGAGTTGCGATCTGGAAGTTTCCGAGATCGTAGTTTCGTTGGATGTCATTTGAAGGGACACTACCATTCCGGATAGAGTAGAGTTGTCTCTGACGTTCTTTAGGCGAGCATTCAACGGCATGAATCAGGGACTCAGAGGCCGCGCATGACATCGCATAGTCAGAGTTCTCCATCTCAACTTTGGTTGCGAATTGAGGATCGACCACGTCATACTCAGTAGCTGCGATAACAGTACCGAGGGCTTGTGAAGTTCCGTTGAACGTAGAGGACGTCGAGCGGAATTCAAAGATAATTCCATTGGGCTGCCACTGGTCAAAGTTGTTTGCCAGTGCAGAAAGCCAAGGGAAAGTCGCAGCCAGACCTGGATTAATGGCGAAGGAGTTGTTCGAGAAGATAGTTGATCCGCCGACGAGAGCGCCGGAACGGATATCTCCAAGATACTCACGCTCGGTTACGCGGAGGCCACGTTTACCGTCCGGAGTGAAGAAGGGGATTTGAGAGCTCTTCGTCAGGTTCCCTCTCATGAGAGAGTTCCCGACTACTGTATAGTCTCCTTTCCCGATCACTCGGTTGATAAAGTCTCCGGCTTTCATGCCGAGACCGGCCTGACCGTAGCGGGCACCAATCTGGGCACCGATCTTCGATCCGACAGAGTTGGGGTTGAAGGGGCGGCGTTGAGAGTTGGCCGCTGCCTTCTTGACGACCTTCTTCGTCTGGTTGAATAGTTGTTGTTTGCTCACCATTTTCTTGGATAATAATGTGGATTATCAGAAGAAAATTCAGGAGAAGCAGAGTGAGAGTGGTAAAAAGAGGGATGATTTCCGTCTAGTTTGTGGAACTTAAGTGTAAGTTCCTGTGGATGTATGGGATCCGCCTTCCCAGGCGGACTGTACATCACAGCAGATTAGGAGCCGTGCAGTCTCTCGACGATTTGGTTCGTAAGGAAATATTAAGCCTCAGGATTACCCTCGGCACCTTTTTGGTCCACCTCAAAGAGGCCTGCTATGACCCCATATTTCTCCGCTGGACTTCAGGTGTGTCCCGGAGGATATACCCACGTGCTAGGGCCTGGAGCTCGAGATCGCGACGCAGACGAAGGTTGCGTTGGCGAATTGAGCGCTGGATCGGAGTAGGTGAGTTGTCCTGTAACGGAGACGCAGTGAAGAGGGAGGGGCGGACCAGGTCAACGCCCTGGAGTTCCCAATCTTCCACCTCTACATCGAGGATCGAAGGACCGGAATCTTCTAGGAAACGAGAGGTCTCAAGCGGAATTTGAACAAGCGGTGCAGGTTCAGATCCCAGAGGCTCAGGTCCGAGGAAGATGAGGTCGATCGGAGAGACCAGGTCAGTCGGAGCTGACGGGTCCGTACGGATGTAGCAAGAATAGGGGAAGTCCTCCATTTCGTCCTTGGGAAGGAGATGTCGTTGTCGATGGAAACCGAGCAAATCCTTTCCAGAGTTTACGAGACGGCGAAGTGTCGAAGGAGCCAAACGGCTTGAAGCCTCGACACTCGACCGACTAAGAAACATAGGACGAGAGAGGGAGGTTGGTAACGTGACGGAATTATCTACATACCTTTCATACCCCGGTGGGGCAGGGGAGGTTTCTGGATAAGGTTCAAGATGAACAATCCGTGCAGCGCGACCAAGGGAATCTCCTTGGTAGAGTTTTTGCTTATTCGCCAAGACCAGAACCCGACTCCAAGGGGAGTCGGTCTCAAGACCTGTGAAGGGTCGGAGAAGAGCTGCCTTAAGAAGGTAGGCGAGTCTTCTCTGGTCCGGGGAATAACTGGGATCAACCCCATCTACTCGAGGGAAACCGAGGCCTCCGAGAAGAGGATGCGCAAAAATGTTCAGAGTACCCTTCTCCAAAAACCTTGTTTGCCGAACGATCGCATCACGATGATAGTGAAGGAACCGTTTATGGGCATAAGGTGGAGACATGGCAGTAGGAACAGAGAGGGCATACCAATCACGGAGTGGCATGTCGGCAAGCGCGGCACGACCCGAAAGCTTAGACTGACCAGTTAAGAGTCCGACATTCATAAAATCGAGAATGCGGAAACTGGAAGTCGGCTTGGCGGGGATGTCCGGCAATCCCGAGAGTTCGTCGATATCGGCCCATGAGGGGGGCTCGGAAACGCGGATCCGTTTCGAAATTCGCTCCCAACCGAGAAGTTCAGGTATAACCCGAAGGTCAAGGGATATGGGAACGGAATTCATTGTGCCTAAGGTGGGGTGGAAGAAGTTCTTTCCTTGCGATGGCGAGAATCCCACAACCGGGATCGTCTCCAGCCACTTTTGATAGTGGGCTGAGTCGGAGATGAAAAAGATATCATCACCGTTGACGAAAACCGGAAGGGAATTCAGAGTGATCGCTCCAGATAGGAACCTAGTCATAACGCCAAGTGATTTGACGAAACAATACAGGTTAGCTATACAAAGGAGGGGGAAGGAGAGTACACTCCCCATGAGTTGACCGTTCCGTTGGTAACGGAACGGACGAATTCGATGGTGAGAGATCTTAAGCATCGGAACGGATTCACGCTCAGGCGACGAGATAGCCTGATGAATCTTTCGAGCTCCCGATGAGGGATCGTCGAAACCGAGGTCTCGGAGTATCTCCATTGTCTCGTTAAGGTCCTCGTCTTCTGAGATGGTAGGTAAAGAAGGCAAGTCTTTCTGAGCGAAAGTCGAGGTGGAAATACGGAATCTAACGTTGGGAGGGTCCATGAAATGCGTAGAATCAAGGTCTGAGTTCAGACCCGATAAGGCAGTCCTGGTACCAGCAACAAAGTTGGAATTCCTCTTCTGACGTTCATCGCCCTGGAGCATCGTGCCTAATCCCGGATCTGGAGAAACTCCAGAAATCTGAGTTGGGGGATACTCGAGGTACTGATTGTCAAGAAGATCAAAAATGAGAGATCGTTTTAGACGGTCAAGCGGGTGTAGGTGATCTAGTAAGGATTCACCCATCATCTGCGAGACATCGATGTTCAGCCGATCGGTTGCTGCGGAGTAATCACCAGAGACAAGGCCACGGCCTTCCCCAGAGAGTACCCCAAAACGCTTGGAAAACTCAGCATGCAGAGGAATGAGATCGTCCAACTCATAAGAAGTTAACGTTCGACCAATAAAGGTGAAAGGAGAGAACTTCTTAAGATAAGAGTGGACAGCATGCTGGGCGACGGTGGCAAAGAAGGATCTAAGACCATTCATGGCAGTAATCATACGTACCTTGAGCGGTTCTCGAATCGCAACAACCTTACACCATGGGAAGAATTCCGAGCGGGCTTCCTGGAGGTCAACTGGGCGATCAACGTGGCCCAGACCTCCTCGGCTGAGGACCTGGAAGATAGACGAGAGCCAAGTGGTGGGTCGTCTACCAAACGGTAGGGTGAAGAAGAGATCCTTAAGGGACGAGACCACATGGAACTGGTTGAAATCACGGGCGTAGAGCTGGAGGAGAACCTCCCACTCATAGGCAGTCGGAACGTAGTCTGAGTAGTCTACGACGACATGTTGATTTCGATCCAGGAACATGCGACTAAGTCCGGGGATCCAAT